CCAAACAAGCATCCGATTGCCAGAAATTAGATTGAAAGTCTATAGATTGGCTGTCTAAATAAAGTATCTAGTCGGCGGAAAGTATAGTTTTGACCCCAGAGTTTTAACTACATAGTTGTAGTAGTATGTATAGTCACCCAAAAAATATTTCCTAAATTGGGGGGATATTTATATATACAAAATAGGACAAAATAGGACATCTAAAAAAGAATTCACTTAAAAAATGTTGGTTTTAGCGATTTGTACAGGTTATCTTATATGTATAGATATTTTTTTAAGGAGTACCGAAGGTGCTCCGCTTAGGGCTTCGCACCTTAGTAGCGAAGACCAAATGTAATACTTTTTAGTAAATAGGGCAGAACTCTGCCAACCCTAAGATTACCCCCAAACAGTGAAACCAAACGGCCATCACAACCCCAAGGAAAACTTGGCACAACCAAGTATTCCGTCGAGGAGTCCTCGACTCCTCTTCAACCAAAAGGTACCTCGATGACAGCCAAGACAACCGTTGGCACCCGCTCCGCGGATTCCGCCAAACAGATGATTATTGAACTAATCGAAAAAGGACACACTGTAGAGGCGGCCTGTAAGACCGCTGGCAAGTCGGTAAAGACCTACGAGTACTACCGTTCCACCGACGAAAAGTTTAAGACAGCCATCGAACTTATCCGAGCCAGGCAACAGCGCGACGGGAATACCCTTCCACCAGACCTGGCAAACATATCTTTCCAAGACTTCCGCAAGCGGTTCCTCCAATCAGAGACATTCCCACACCAACTGAACTTGGCGGACCTCTTGGAATCCCGTCCACCCCGCTGGCTACACCCATCCATGATTTATGAGGAAGGTGAACCACAGTACTGCCTTATCAACATCCCGCCAGACCATGCCAAGTCTATGACGGTCTCTATTGACTATGTGACCTACCGCATCTGCCTTGACCCAAATGTTCGTATCAAAATTGTTTCCAAAACCCAGACCATGGCTGCGGAGTATCTCTATGCAATCAAGCAACGGCTCACCAACCCCGTCTGGTCTGAACTCCAGCGCCACTTCGCGCCGCCAGAAGGCTTCAAGGCTAGTTCTGAAAAGTGGACTAATACTGAAATCTACCTCGCCCGCAACTCAGCCGAAAAAGACCCTACGATTCAGGCTTTGGGTATTGGTGGTCAAATTTATGGCGCGCGTTCTGACCTCATCATTCTAGACGACTGCGTAACCCTCTCCAATGCTGGTGAGTACGAAAAGCAGATGCGTTGGATTCAGCAGGACTGCGTAACCCGTCTTGGTCCATTCTCTAAGTTGTTTATCGTAGGCACGCGGGTTGACCCAATTGACCTTTACAAAGTTTTAAGAGAAGACAATCGCTACCCAGAAGGTAAGTCCCCATGGACCTATCTGGCTATGCCAGCCATCCTGGAAGCATCTGATGACCCAGCCAAATGTATTACCCTCTGGCCTAAGTCAGACCGACCATGGCTCGGAGACAAGACAGAACCAGACGCCGACGGCTTATATCCCCGATGGGACTTTGCCCATATCAAAAAGCGTCGCGGAGTCCTTGACCCAAGGACATGGGCAATGGTGTATCAACAACAGGATGTCTCATCTGACGCTACATTTCCACGGGACGCTGTAAAAGGTTCTATCTCTGGTATGCGTGCCCCAGGGCCAATTATTCCTAGCGCCCCAGGACACCCAAGTGTTCGAATGGAAGACCTTTACATAGTTTGCTCTATGGACCCAGCAATGACTGGTAATACTTTTTCAATCGTCTATGCTGGAGACATTAAAACTAAAAAGCGCTACGTCCTTGAGTGTGACATGATGACAGAACCTAGTCCAGCCAAGATTCGTTCCAGAATCAAGCAATGGACCGAGAAGTACAACCCCAAGGTTTGGGCAATTGAAAAGAACGCCTTTCAGTTGTTCTTAACTGGTGACGAGGAAATCCTTAACTTCTTTGCCACCCGCGGTATCCGCATGGTTGACCATTACACAGGTCGCAACAAGATGGATGCTGAGTATGGTGTAGCCTCAATGGCTGGTCTCTTTGGGACGGCAGAGGTTAGCGGTAAGCACAATGGTAACAACCTTATAGAGTTGCCCCGCGCCACCGACGAATCAACCAAGGGTCTTGTGGAGCAATTGGTAACCTGGTCGCCTGGAACTAAGAACAAGCAGGATGGGCCGATGGCCCTCTGGTTTGCTGAGACTCAAATGCGCCAAGTCATTAACCAGTCAGGTGCCTACACCCAAACCCGCAATACAAACAAATTCGCAACTCGCGGCTCACTAGCAAAACGCAGGGTTATTAACCTTGAGGAATTGCAAAGTATGCAAGAACGAGCCGATGCAAATGGAGGATACTTATAGTGGCCGCAACGATTGAAGAGATTGCCAAGCGCGTAAAGCGCATACGCGAACGCTCTCACCAACGTGATGCCCGCTGGGATGATTTGCTCTCCATTCGCAAGGGAAATATCTCAGAGGTATTCCCATCCCTTTTCTCCGACGACTATCCAAAGCCAATGGTGGCCAACTTTATTGATGTTGCCGCCCGCGACATTGCCGAGGTAATCGCCCCGCTTCCAACTTTTAGTTGCATGACCAACAAGCCAAATTCCGATACCAAGCGGAAAGAGGCAGACCGCCGCACCCAAATTGCGGCTGGTTATCGTGATGCCTGCAACCTCCAAACCAAGATGTACTCTGGCGCCGATAACTACATCACCTTTGGTATGTTGCCATTCATCATTGAGGCCGACGAAGTTGGCAAACGTCCAATGATTCGCCTTGAGTCGCCAATCGGTGGGTACCCTGAGTTTGACCGTTTTAACCGCCTAATCTCATACACCAAGCGTTATTTCAAGACTGTACAAGATTTGCTTAATGACTTTCCAGAGTATGAAGGACAGATACTCAACCAGTACGAGCAACGCAACAGCCAACGTCAAATCGAAATGTACCGCTACATTGACAAAGACCAGACGGTGCTATTCCTCCCAACCCAGAAGAACTTGGTTCTTGCTAAGGTTACCAACCTGCTTGGGGAAATTCCCGTCGTTCTTGCTGTACGCCCAGGAGTAGACGAAGAAACCCAACATGGTCAGTTCGATGACATCATGTGGGTACAGGTGGCCAAGGGTCGCTTCGCAGCCTTAACTCTTGAGGCCGCAACCAAATCGGTTGAGGCTCCTATTGCTATGCCGAATGATGTCACCAGCATCGAAATCGGCCCCGATGCGGTGGTACGCTCTGCTACACCAGAGAAGATTCGCCGTATTGATTTGAATGTTCCACCAGGACTTCTCCAAGAGTCTGCTGAACTTGACCATGAACTCATGGTTGGTTCTCGTTACCCACAAGGTCGCCTTGGTGAGCAGTCTGGTTCAATTGTAACTGGTAAGGGTGTCCAATCCCTTATGGGTGGCTTTGATACCCAAATCAAGACAGCCCAAGCAGTTCTTGCTGACGCTTTCCGTCAAATCATGTATCTTTGCTTTAAGATGGATGAAGTATATTGGCCAAATGAGAGCAAGTTTGTAAGCGGAATCAACTCTGGTTCTCCATATGAACTGACTTACATCCCATCACGCGATATCAATGGTAACTACCACTGTGACGCAACCTACGGTCTTATGGCTGGACTTGACCCAAACAGGGCTCTTGTCTTTGGCCTTCAAGCCCGTGGAGATAAACTCGTTTCAAGAGACTTTTTGCAACGCAACCTTCCTTGGGAAATTAACATCACCGAGGAAACCCAACAGATTCAAGTTGAAGAAATGCGCGATGCCGCTATTGGCGTTATGGGCGCACTGTCACAGGCATTACCACAAATGGTTATGCAGGGTCAAGACCCTTCAAACATTCTTTCTGGTCTGGCAACCGTAATTAAGGGACGCCAGCAAGGAAAGCAAATTGAAGATTTGCTGGAAGAGGCATTTGCACCAACGCCTCCAGCACAAGCACCCTCTGGCGTTGTAGCCGCACCTGGACAGCAGCCTACACCTGGCGCGTCAGGCCCACAAATTGCTCCGCCAGGGGCCTCTTCTAATGGGCAACCTCCAGCAATGGAATCACTATTGGCGGGAATGAACCAAACTGGTAATCCTCGTCTAAGCGCTGGTTTAAGCCGACGCTCGCCAGTCTGACGGGACTGGTAGAAAACTACCTATAGGAGAAAAAAATGGCAACAACAATCGGTCTACAGACCAGTGTCCCACACCCAAAGAATCAGGGTGGTAAGGGAGCAGACCAACCACGTTCTGGTTTTCAGAATGTAACTCAAGCAACACCTCGCGCTGGTGCTACACCAGGTGCATCCCCAATTCTTTATGGAAAGCAACCTGGTGGACATGGTGGAGCAAGCACCACAGTTGGAAAACCAATCAAGTAAAGTTAGTGAAAAGGAAACGAAATGACATCAGGCGGACTCAGAACACCTAATAACCCCGCCGTATCTTCGGGTCCTGGCTCATTATCACAACGCACCGACGGCGGTCCTGCTGGAAAGCAGGCCGCTCGTTGGATTGCGGGTGGTGATTATGGAGATGGTGGCCTTATGGGCCTACAGCAAGGCGCACCAATGGCCGCATCTGGTACACCTGGCTCAACCCCAGCACCATCAGGACAACAAGGCATGCCCGCTCCAGTTGGTCCAGCAGTTACACCTTTGACAGTACCCACACAACGTCCAGACGAACCAGTTACATCTGGTGCCGATTCTGGTCCAGGCCCAGGCAGAGAAGCACTTAGACTTCCACCTACGGCGGCTATTGGCGGACAAACCGCAAAATCTATTATTCAAGGATTGGCACAGAGCCCAGCGGCTTCACCAGTGCTTAAAACGCTTGCTAACACTTTAGGGAGTTAATTTATGAGTGGCACTATGCCTCTTCCACAATCTCCCCAAGACCAAAATGTTCAAACGGCAAACAAGATTACATCCGATGCTGGCAATGCTGTACGTCGTTATCCAGATGTAGTCGCAGCCACTGTTGCTGCAAATAACCCCAATATCACAGTTGGTGCTGTGGCTGGTGCAGACCTTGCTACAAAAGCCCAATCTGTTGTACAACACCAAGTTGATAACAACTCTGGTGGCATTTTGCATGATGCCCTTAGCGGCGTTGAAGATATTGCATCAAAAGTTACAAAGACTGTGACTTCTGTACCAGGCGTTAGTACCCTTTTACAGTGGGCAAATAAGCCACTTCAAGAGATTCAAAAAGATTACAAGTTTATCAGTGCCGTTTATGCCAAGCATGGTGTAGCACAAGGACTTCTTGCTACTCTTGGTGTTCTTGGTTCCGCTACTGCTGGTGCAGTATTTAGCGGTGGAGACCCACTTGGCGCCGTTGCAGGCGCAGATTTGGCTATGGCTGGCGAGCGCAACCTATTTGGTCGCCTTGTTCCACAGTACCATGATGCTTTAATGATGTCAAATGACCCAAACTACAAAGTTTCTGCTGGTCGTGAATTGGCAACTGGTCTCAGTAACATTCCAGGCCTTGGCACACTACGCGATACACAGCATGGCATTGGCCAGTTTATTTCTGGCGCTACTGATGCCGCGGCAGACCTTGAGTTTGACCCAGTAATTATTGGGGGTAAGGTTTCTTCTGGCATTTCTTCTGGCCGTTTTATTCAACCAGCAAAAGATGCAGAAGGTAGTTTTGTTTTTCAAGAGATGGCCGATGGCACCAAAAAGGGTATTTTAATTCCAACGGAAGATTATGCCCAGTCTGCTTCTGGTATTCAAAAGTGGTTGATTCAGCGCGCTGGTGTAGCAACTAGCCCACAGCAATTGCTGGATATGTATGACCTTTACAAATCACAGAATCCTGTTGCTGGCACAATTAACCGTCTTGCTGGTGGTTCCAACATTGGTAATGTGGGCCGTGCCTTAGATGATATTGGTGCCACTAAAGACCCTACCGAGATTGCAACTAAATACCCTCAACTTGCTAACCAGGTAACTCAAACAGTTATTAAGGACCTTGCTAATACATCTAATGGCCGTGAGGCTGCTCAAGTTCTTGGCCAGTCTTTGCACTCTGCTGACTTTGCAGACAATGTGGCAGTTTCCGCAATTAACAACCTGGTTTTGCCAACGCGCACATTTGCTCAAGCACTCGCTGGCAATGTTGCCAAAAAGATTTATGATGCCGCTGGCGAAACTACAGCCAACGAAGAGCGTAACCTTCTACTTCCCAAGAAAGTTTATGTTACAGACGCAGAAGGCAACCGTTTACAGGACGCAGATGGCTACAACCAGACTAAGATTCTTCAAGGTGGATTGCTTAATGGCAATGTAGCCAATGCTCTTGCTGGTAAGTTGCGTACATTTACTGGATACAAAGCGCTTTCGGTTAACTCTAAGTTAATTGCGCAATCTGGTGACGAAATTGACTTTAATGACCCAAGTGCATTTGAGGCTATCTACAACATGGCCCGTTATGCGCTACCACGTAATCTTGCCCTGGAAAAGACATCCAAGATTGTTCTTAACCCAGACCTTAATGAGAAAATGGCCGACTATGGCGAACTTCTCAAGGAGATTGTCAAGACTGCTGGCGTTAGAGATGACTCCAACCTTCTTGACCATGTAATGTCTTTTGCCCAACGTGTAACCATGAATGGTGCACCAGTAAGAGGCATGTATGCCGCAAGTCACACTGCTGACCCACTTCTTAACAAGGTACGCCAAGGTGTTACAATCAGTGGTGATGAAGTGCCATTTGGCAATAGTGCACCATGGGTGCCAGACCAAGCGATTCCTCGTACGGTTCAAAACAGTGGTATTTGGACCTACCACGAAGGTGGAAACGGTATTATTGACTTTAAGGCACTTCGCAAAGAAGTTGCCAATGCTAATGTATACAACCGTCTTTACAATAATGCAGATGATTTCTTTAGTTATTACACCGAAAAAATCTTTGCTCCACTTACATTGCTTACCTCTGGGTTTGGTATCCGTGTTGCTTCCAATGAGGCGTTGCACCAAATCATCCGTTTTGGACTTGGTGATTACTTAGAAAACTTCCTTGTTAGTCGCGGCATGCGCTATGGCACAAGACTTGAAAAGGCTCAAGTTCGTGAAGCAGCATCCAAAGTCACCGAAGCGGCCACAGATGAAGACCTTGATGGTCTTAAAACTGGCAAGCCAATTCGTCGCAATTCTGTTACAGAGTGGTTAGATAGCAAAGCCAAAGAAGCGGCTTTTATTGCCAAACGCCCAGTTGGTGCTGTTGCCTACAAGATTACTCCTTATTTTGCAAAAGATAAGTTAGAGTTTATCCACAAGTTCCAGCAACAATACGCTGGCATGACCCTTCCTGCCGCATCTGCATCTAA